CATACATGTAAGCAACCTAACATGATTGCAGTTAAACAAAAAGCTGAAAAAATAAAACCTAAAGTGTAGTATGCTATTTTTTTCATTATATTCTACTCCCATAATAATAAACTTTTTTTACAGGCCACTTTGCACCAACTTTAGTTCTTTCAACATGATAATTTCTTTGTTCTAAATCTACATATTTTTCCAAACATTTATCCATAACTAAACCTGAAATATCACAAGCCCAACAAACGCTGTATTCTTTTCTTTTAAAAATATCAGAATTATTATCTGTGATACGATAACTTAAAACAGTAAATTGTTCATATTCTTTTAAAGTTTCAGCAAAGTCTTTATAACTAAAAAAAGTAAAAGTGTTGCTAAAAGTTAATAACTCTTTTTCAAAAGCTGGTTTATCAAAAGGATTAAATTTAATTAATTCTTTTTTAGCAAACTTATCTTTCATTTCTTTGTAATGATCTTCAGAGTGATAATCTCCTAAAAGTTTTTTTAATAACTCGTCAGTACAAATAAACTTAACTCTAATTAATCTACCTAATTTATTCATTATTTACTCTCCTGTGATTTAAATTTACCCGATCTTACAGTTTCCATATCTAACTGCATAAGAATATCTATCGCTATTGGACTTAATACATCTGCGTCTTTTAGTGAAAAGAAAACTTTACCATTCTTACAAGTTTTTTTATTTTTTAACATTTCAGTTACTTGCTTAAAAGCAACTTTTACATTTTCGTGCATATACATTTTTCTCTCTCCTTGTTTGTTGTTAGTTAATTTATTTAACATACAAATAAAGTACCAGAATGGTTGTATTATGCAAATGTTATTTTTAGCGTAAAACCTAGCTTATTTGACATTTTTTCAGTTATTTTTCTAATTTCGTTAGAATTTTGTTGAAATAACAAATCAGTAATATAAAAAACGAATCAATTAAAGATATGATTATAAATAAAAAATATGTTAAGGAGAGTTATCCGAAAGGATATAAGTATTTATTTTCATATCATATACTTAATCGTGTTGGGTTGGCCTCTCTCTCCGACCCAGCACTTAACAGAGAGAAAACGAGATGCAAAAACAGTTAGATATATTTGATACTGATTACGAGTCTTGTAATTACACCAAGACTAGCCAAGAAGCATTAGCCACAATAAAGCCTAAGATTAAAACTAAAAGAGAACAAGTCTATGATCTTATAAAACTTAACGCACTAACTAATTATGAAATATCAGATGAGTTAGATATGCCTTTAAGTTCTGTTTGTGGTAGAGTCCATGAGTTGCAAGAATTAAACTTAATTGAAAATTCTGGTAAGACTAGAAAAACTAAATATGGGAAACAAGCAATCGTATGGCAAAGAAGAAAGTAGCGACAAGGCTCGAAAGAGAGCATTTAAACAAGGTTGCTAGTTTAGGGTGTCTGGTGTGCCAAAGACCAGCTAACGTGCATCACATCAGGCCTGTTGGCTTGGGAATGGGTATGAGATCGAGCCACTACCAAGTTGTGCCGTTATGCAGAGAACATCATCAAGGACAATTTAGTATTCACAACTGTAAGCAAGAGTTTGAAGCTATGTATGGTACAGAACACGAAATGTTACAAAGAACTTTAAATGAGATTGAAAATATAGAAGAAGCAAATAATTTTTTTAACTATAACAAGGGAGATAACAATGGCTGAAATGAGAGATGAGCATTTTGAGGTTGTATCTAGTAATAAAGCTAGAGAATATGAGAAACAAAAAAAGACCACAAATATAATTAAAACATTATTAAACAGATACACTAAAAAACAATTAATCGAGTTAATCGAGAAAGAGAGTAAGAATGGCTAAAAAGAGAGGATATTTTATTTTATATAGAGATATATATTCAAGCCCTGTATTTAAAAATTTATTACAAGCAAGTTGTTGGATATATTTTATTAGTTCAGCATCACACCAAGATAAGACTTTAAAGTTTTTAGGGTCAGAAGTTTTTATTAAACGAGGCGAGGCTATTATGCCTTTAAGAGTTACAGCTAAAAGATTTGGAATGACTTATTCTGAAATGAGGTCTTTCATACTACGTCTTGTGCGTAGAAAAATGATAGGCACTAGAACGACCCAGCTACAGCCCACTAACAACCACCCTAGCCGAAAAGTGTCGATTATTAACCTTATAAACTATGACAAATATCAGTATGTAGAATCCGAACAACCACCTACAGCCCACCTATCGCAACAAGTACTAAATAACAATACTAATACACATATACTAAATAGTAAGTCTAGCAAAGATAAGGTTGTGAATAATGGGTATAAGACTATTGGAAATTGGGGAGAGTATAATATTCTGCAAAAAGGCCAAAAAAAATACTTAAAACATAAATGGAAAGATGAGCCTATTAAAGATTATCAATGAGAGCAATATTAAGGATATTTAAGTATGTAAGAAAAAGATTGATTATTTTGTCTATTGAAAATAAAAGATTAAAGATGCAACTTGAATTTTATAAAGCCATAGTAGAAAGCGATAATTCCAAGAAACACTAATGGTCAGAAAAAAGTCAAAATTTAGACACATTTCAATATCTAAGAAAAAATACTACTTTTACAGTATTAAATTTTCAGACCCTACAGGAGATTCTGGTTGGCATACAGTAGATGATATTAAAAAATTTGAGCCTAGTATTATGGTAACTCAGGCTTATGTATTCTCTAAAGATAAAAACTTTTTAAAAACTTTTGCTTCACATGATGATAAAGAGGCAGTATTTGGAGATGTAAATGTCTTTCCTATTGGTTGCATAAAAGAGATGAAAAAATTGGAGATATAATGAAAATAGAAACAGCAGATATAAATACTATAAAACCTTATGAGAACAATCCGAGAAAATTAAAAGATTCAGCTATTGATAAAGTTGCCATGTCTTTAAAAGAATATGGCTTTAGACAGCCTATTGTAGTTGATAAAGATAGAATTATTGTTGTAGGCCACACTAGATACCGAGCCTCTAAAAAATTAGGTTTTAAAGAAGTACCAATAACTATTGCTGACAATCTTACACCTGAACAGATAAACGCATATAGAATAGCTGATAATAGAACTGCTGAAGAATCCGAGTGGGATAGTGAATTATTAGCAATGGAAATAAAAGATTTAGAAGCTAAAGACTTTAAGCTAGACTTATTAGGTTTTAATGAAGATCAGCT